GATGTTTCAGACTTCATGACCAATGGTTCAAACAATAGAGTTGTTACTGCAACAGGTACTGATGGTATGAATGCAGAAGCAAACATGACATTTGATGGTTCTACTTTAACAGTAACAGGTGCAGTAGTTCCTGGAGCAAACGACACTTACGATCTAGGTGCATCAGGAAATGTTTGGAGAGACATATACACTGGAGACTTACATTTAACTAATGAAGCAAAATCTGAAGGTAATGCAGTTGATGGCACTAAAGGTAATTGGACTATTCAAGAGGGTGCTGAAGATTTATATATTTTAAATAATAAATCTGGTAAAAAATACAGATTTAAATTAGAGGAAATGTAATGATTTTTAATTTTGATAAAAAAGAATATGATAGCGAAAAATTATCAGATGAAGGAAAAATAGTTTTACAAAAACTTCAAAACATAGTTCTTCAGAAACAACAGTTAACTATTCAATTTACTGATTTAGAAGTTCTACAAAAATATTATTCTGAATTACTTAGAAAAGAATTACCTACAGAAGAAAAAGAAGAACAAAAAACAGGAGCCTAATTTATGGCCCTAGGAGTCACAGCATATACAGAAGCACCTTTCGGTGCAGAAGCTTCAGATGTTATAGCATATCCATTAGGTATTGAATTAACAACTCAAGAAAATTCAGGAATAGTTATTGGAGATGCAAATGTTCCGGTAACAGGAACACCTTTAGTTTCTACTGTCGGAGATGCAATTGGTTCTTCCTTTGTATCGGTTGAAACAACTGGTCAATCTTTATCTTCAAATTTAGGAACAGTTACAGAAGTTCCAGTTGGACAACAGGTTGATGTAACAGGCTTTGAATTAACTGCCAATGCAAGTAATCCTACTCATGATACATTAACAGCTTTTGGTGAAGCACCTTTTGCTACATTGAGTCCAGCTACGTTTAATATTCCTGTTGAAGTAGAGGCTACAACAGGTGGTATTGTTGGAACATTCCCTTTACCTATGTCATTAGGTAATGTTGCAATTACAGCTGATGCTAATCTTACTTTAACTGGTCAAGCTTTAACTTCTAATTTAGGTTCTGTTGCAATTACTGCTGATGCAAATGTTGATATTACAGGTCAAGAATTAACTGCTGCAGAAGGTACAGTTGTCTTAGACGCAAATACATTTGCTGTAGTTTCTGGTGAAGCAATGACGGTAGAAGAAGGAACTGTTTTTGCTTTTGCAGATGTAGATGTTGCAGTTACCGGTCAAGAACTGACTATGCAAGAAAATGCTCCAACAGTTATTGGAGATGCAAATGTTTCTGTAACTGGAATAGGCTTTACAGCAAATCTTGGAACAGCAGTATTAGATGCAAATACTTTAGTAGATTTGACGGGTCAAGCAATGACTATGCAAGAAGGAACTGCAACAGCACCAGATTCATTAGCTATATTAACAGGAATTGAAATGACAATGGCTCAAGGAAATGTTAAAAATATTGTGTGGAGCGAAGTAAATACAGGAACAATCCAACCATGGACAGAAGTTGACACTGCTGCATAAATGGATATTATGATATAATTTAAGGAATCTAAAATATGGCAAATACTACATCAACAAGTTTAAAATTAACGGTTCAGGCAACTGGAGAAAATTCAGGAATTTGGGGACAGATTACAAACACAAATTTATTGATCCTTGAACAAGCTATTGGTGGTTATACAGGCATAGCTTTAAATGCTACAACAGGTGCAACTTTAACTTTTTCAAATGGTGATTTGTCAAATGGTAAAAATCAAGTTATACGATTAACGGGAACTATTACTTCAAATGTAAACGTTGTTATTCCGGATGGAATTGAAAAAACTTATTTAGTTGAAAATGCAACAACGGGTGCTTTTACTGTCACGTTTAAAACAAGTTCTGGAACCGGTGCTACATGGTCTACTACAGATAAAGGATATAAAATTGTATATTCTGATGGTACTAATGTTGTGGATGTTACTGCAGATTTAGGAAACATAACTGCAGGCACCATAGCTTCAGGACAAATTACAGCAACAGGAAATATTGTACCTGGTGCAAATGATACCTATGATTTAGGAGCTGTGGGTAATGTATGGAGAAATATATATACCGGAGATTTACATCTTTCTAATAAATTTAAAGAAAAAGGTAATATAATTGATGGCACTAAAGGAGATTGGACTTTACAGGAAGGTAAAAATGATATATTTATAATAAATAATATATCTGGAGAAAAATTTAAAATTAATTTATCTAAGATAAAAGGAGATTTATAATGGGGCTATTTTCGGGTGGAACAGAAATTATAAACAATGGACAATTATTATCAGGTGGTATTCCAAGCGGAACAGTTGTTCCATGGTCAGATTCATCTATTCCGTCTGGATTCTTAGAATGTAATGGTCAAGCAGTTTCAAGATCAACATATGCAACTTTATTTGGAATTATTGGCACAACTTATGGTGCAGGTAATGGTTCAACAACTTTTAACGTACCTGATTTACAAGACAATGTTGCAGTTGGAAAATCTGGAACTAAAAACTTAGGATCTACCGGTGGAGCAAACACTGTAGCGTCATCTGGAAACGTTGGTGGTTCAACAGCGAATGCAACTTTATCAACAGCACAACTTGCTTCACACACGCATCCAATAAGTGGAAATGGTGCAGGAGTTGGTGGTAACCAGATTTCAAGTGGACCTACTTTTCAACTCACTAGTTTATCTGCAAGTGCTGCTGGAAGCGGTAGTGGTCACTCTCACAATATGAGTGCAACCTTTACAGGTAGTGCAACTTCAGTTGTTCAACCTTATTTAACAATAGTATACATAATTAAAACTTAGGAGAAAAAATGGCAAGTAAAGGAAATTGGACAGTGGTATTTGAAGATAAAATAATTATAAAAAATCATGCAGAAGGTGCTTCTGAAGGAATTAGTTATGTAATTAATGATGATTCTTTTTGGAGTGATTCTAAATTTTCTAATATCTGGGCTATTCAATATGGTAGTTCTAACCCTTCTGATGAAGTAGAATATAGAGATGAAACTCCTCATTCTACATTTGCAGACGCAAACATCGGAGATATAAGTCAGTTTTCTAATAAATGGGATTCAGCGCATTTAGCTAAATTACAAAGTGATTGGGATGATAGTAATGTTGAAGGTGAAACTGAAGCTGAAAAAGTTTCTAGATTAGGTGTGAGACCTACTTCTTATTCATCATAATTATCTCAACATCATCCAAGAAGTTAATATATATTTACCATCACCTGATAAAGGTGGGTTACCTCTGTGCACATATGGAAAACCTGCTGGCCAAATAACTATTCTGCCAGTTTTAGGTTTAACCCTTTTTGAAAAATATAAAAATTCTGTTTCTCCTCCTTCTTCTACATCATTTAGATATATTGAAAAAACAAAAGCACGGGGTTCATTATCAAATCCTTTATTATGTTCAATGTGCCAAACATGATAACCTTCTGTCGGTAAAGTTTTTTGAATTTTTAAACTTGTAAAATGAAAAGGAACTCCATAAGCATCAGCCGCTCCAGTGTTTTCTATATAATGTTTAAAGGCTATATCAAAATTAAACATCATAGGTTTTAAAGTTTCCCACCAAACATCTAAATTATCTGAAGCTGCAAAAAACTGTTGATCTTGTTTTTGAAAGATAGAAGCTTTTTCACTACCTATTCTATTTACTGTATTATTAAATTTACTTTGGTCTTCGTACAATTTAATAGCTTTATCACATTCTTCTTTAATAATGTAATTATCATAGACACCTATAAAATTAGTTATATTGACTGTTTTTTCAATCATTATTTTTATCCTTTTCAACAAATATTTGAATTGTTTTTCTAGGAATTATTGGTTTCATAACAGGTGTTACTTTATGTTTCAAAGGTGTTTTAATAATTACTAATGAATTACCCACCAAAGGAATAAAACCATTAGATTTTTTATCTGTAAATAAAAACTCACCTCCAAATTTTAAATTCCATCTTCTGTTAATATAATATGTTATACCATAAATGTGTCCCTGGTCATTATGCCAATTGATACCAGACCCGTCTTTCATAGAATGTATTAATGGTTTAAAGTTTGTAAATTTAATTTTACAAAAAGGATTATGTTCTAACAATATTTTTATTTTCCTAAGTGGTGAATAATTAATGTCTAAAGTTGTATTTTCTACAAAATTTTTGTAACCGTAGTTTAATCTTTTATCCCAACTTTTTTCAGTTGAATTTAATTTTACTAAATTACTTCTAAAAACATCATAGTGTAATTTTTTATAACTAGCATAATTTAAAAAATTTTGAATATAGTATAATTTATCGGGTATTTGATAGACTAATTTCATATATTTATTCTAAATGGTCTATAATTATGTTACTTTCATTTTTTAAAAAATTATTATATAGTCTATTATATGCTACAAAAATTAAATTTCAAGCCTGGTTTTAACAAAATGATCACTGATTCCGGAGCCGAGTCTCAATGGGTTGATGGTGATTTTGTTAGATTTAGATATGGATTACCTGAAAAAATAGGTGGATGGAATCAATTAACAATTCAATATAAAACACTTCCAGGAGCTGCACGAGCACAACATACTTGGGCATCTATAGCAGGTGAACAATATGCAGCTATTGGTACATCACAGGGTTTATTCATATATTACGGAGATGACTTTTATGACATTACTCCATTAGATGCAGCTATTACTGGAGCAACTTTTGATGCATCAACCGGTTCACCAACAGTGACTGTTAATAAAACTGCGCATGGTTTATTAAATGGAAGATATGTTAAATTTGATACTGTAACCGTTCCTACAGGGTCGGGTTATGCAACAACTGATTTTGAAGACAACACTTTTGAAATTGCTAATGTCACAGCTAATACTTTTGAAATTACAATGCCAACTAATTCTGCAGCTACTACTTCTGGAACCGGTTCAGCAGAGATACTTCCATATGTAATTGTTGGACCAACTTTTCAAACAGCAGGTTTTGGTTGGGGTACTTATCTTTGGGGAGATTCAACTTGGGGAACAGCTAGAACTACAAGTGACGTAATTCTAGATCCAGGCAATTGGAGTTTAGATAACTTTGGACAAATATTAATTGCAACTATTAACGATGGTAGAACTTTTACATGGAATGCAGGAGCATCTGGTGCAAGAAGTATTCGAGCAACAGTAATGTCTGGTGCACCAACTAAAACAAGACTGACGCAAGTATCCGATAGAGATCGACATCTATTTCATTTTGGAACTGAAACAACGATTGGTGATCCATCAACTCAAGATCCAATGTTTATAAGATTTTCAAATCAAGAAGATTATAATACTTATCAACCAACGGCAACTAATACTGCAGGAACTTTTAGAGTTGATAAAGGTAATAAAATTGTGGGAGCTGTATCTGGTAAAGATTACACATTAGTATTAACCGATAGTTCTGCATATGTTATTCAATATGTTGGTCCACCATTTACTTTTTCAGTAAAACAAGTTGGTACTAATTGTGGATTAATTGGTCAGCATGCATTGTCTTATTCTAATGGTATTGTTTTTTGGATGTCCGGTGAAGGTGGCTTTTTTATGTTTGATGGTACGGTAAAAGCTATACCATGTTTAGTAGAAGACTTTGTATTTACTACAGCTGGAAATAATTTAGGTATAAATTACAATTCTGCAGAAATAGTTTATGCAGAACACAATTCTTTATATAATGAAATTAATTGGTTTTATCCAAAATCAGATTCAGAACAAATTGATCGATGTGTTACATTTAATTTTGCAGAAAATTGTTGGACCACTTCTTCATTAGCAAGAAGTACATACGCTGATCAAGGTATATTTGATTTACCATATGCAACAGAATATAATAGAACAGGATTACCTAATTTTCCAATACAAGGAATTACAAATACTTATGGTGCATCAACTTACTATGCCCATGAAACCGGAACCGATCAAATCAATAGTAGTGGTACTACTTCTATTAATGCTTATATTCAATCTGGAGACTTTGACATTACCAATAGTAATAATATAGCAGATTTAAGAGGTGATGGAGAATTTATCATGTCTATGAAACGATTTATACCTGATTTTAAAGTATTAACCGGTAATTCAAAAATTACTTTATTATTAAATAATTATCCAAGTGATACTGCATCTAGTTCACCTTTAGGTCCATTTACAATTACATCATCTACTGATAAAGTAGACACACGTGCAAGAGGAAGACTTCTTGCAATTAAAATTGAAAATGATGGCACCGGTGAAACGTGGCGTTATGGAACTTTACGGGTAGATGTCAGACCAGATGGAAGAAGATAATGGCTAGAATAACTTCATACATACCAGAACCAAAAGAAGAATATGATATTGAAAACCAAAGACAAATTCTTCGTGCAGTTGATACTATCAAGAATGAATTAAATTTTTCTTATCAAGATGATCTTAGAAAAGAATTAGAAAGATTTACTTGGTTTAATACGAGGTTTGGTTGCTAATGTCTGGATGTAACAATGTCAACGTTGAACCAACAGTTATTGGTGGTGGAAATGGATCAAATGCTTATGATGCATTTGGAAGATTAAGAGTTTCTAATCCTTTAACTATTTTTGATTCTAAAAATGTTATGTCAAAGAATAATCTCTTTGATGAAGCGTTAACTGGATCAGGAACAGTTACTTATACCGCAAATAAATCTACCGTTAATTTAAATGTAACCACAGCCAGTGGTGATAAAGTTATTAGACAATCAAAAAGAGTTATGTCCTATCAACCTGGTAAATCATTATTAATATTAAATACATTTGTCATGAATACTCCAGAGGCAGACCTTAAACAAAAGGTAGGAACTTTTGATGCTAACAATGGAATATTTTTTATGGCAGATGGAACGACATTAAAAATTGTAAGACGTACTTATACATCAGGCTCGGCTGTAGATACTGAAAAATCTCAATCAGAATGGAATGGTGATAAATTGGATGGTACAGGTGCATCAGGTTATGATTTAAATGTAGATAAAGCTTGTATTTTATTTACAGATT